TTTCACCCTGGAGTGCCTCTATTCTCTTGTGCAAGTCATTATGCTTTCTTTCCAGAGAAGCAAGTCTATTCGCTTTCATGTTGATCTCCTATGTTTCCATTGAACTGAAGTTTTTCACCTTTTTGAATCTAATGGTTCTGTCAAACTTATCTTGAATCTGATCACCTTTATGACTAATAATAAACACATTGGCGTCACCTGTCAAGTCTTTAATGATTTTTAGAAACTCATCTGTTCCGTTGTTGTCCAGAGAAGAGTCCATGATTTCATCCATGATCAACAGATTGGTTGATACTGAGTTACGCAACTTTGATACAGCCCGCCATGTAAAGAGAAGGCTCAAATCAATCCTCAGCTTTTCACCTTCAGAAAAGGAACTGTATGAGAATGCGTCACGAAAACGACTTTTGATGGTTTCGTTGAACGACTCATCCAACTCAAACTGCACAAAAAAGTCCATCGCAGCCAAATACTTGTTGATAAGTTTATTCATGATCGGCACATACTGTTTGATGATTCTCGTTTTGATACCACCATCTTTCAGCATAGCACCAACAGTTGCCAGAACTTCTCTTTCTTCTGTTAGTTGCTTTTGCTGTTCCATTGACTTCCTCAAGTCATTTTCAAACGCCTTGATGGTCTCATCATCAACAGTTTCAATGTCACGCTCTGCTTCCACCAACTCCTTTTGTAATGATTTACATGCGTTCATGGCCATCTTCTTATTAGCACGATGTTCGCTTATCTTCATGCTAATAGTAGAAATAGATGATTCAATACCGCTTATTTCTGATAATCTAGCTTCTACACCCTCAGACTTATTCGACAACTGATTCTTAGCGGCTTCAATGTTTACGATTTTGTCATTAGAATCTGACAGAACAGAACTCTTGAAATCATGTTCAATACCCTGTTTACATGTAGGACAGTTATCGTGATTGTTATAGAAAGTTAGATTCTTTGTTAGAGTTCTTTTCTTGTTCTCAAGATCACGCATCAAATCATTGATTTCAGAAAACTTTTTCTCCATCTTTTCTTTGTCTGTGATCTTAGATAGAAGATCGTCAACCTCATCAGAAAGTTTGTTTATTTCAGTCTCTTCTTTTTCAACGTATCCTATCTGTTCTTTCAGCTTACTCTTGATCTTTTTGATTTGACTTTCTTTCAACTCACGAATAGATTCTGTATGAGTCTTAGCGGAATCAATCTTATTTTTGGTTAGATCAATAGTGTATTTTATTTCTGCCAAGTTTTCCTTGTTGGTTGACACACGATCTTTCAAGAGTGTGTTCATTGTCGTAAAAATCTGAATGTCTAGCAGGTCTTCAATCACATCACGTCTAGACTTAGCAGGCAACTGCATAAAAGGAACAAACGTGGATGAACCAAGAACTACGACTTGACCAAACGACTTATAGTTCAGCTTCAGAATGTTGTCTTCAAGAAATGCTTGGTAATCACGCGCGGCTGCGTCTTGATTCAAGAGTTTGTCGTTTGACCAAATCTCAAAGATGCTGGGCTTGATACCCCTTTTCACTAGATAGTTCTTACCACCAACCGCAAACTCAACTTCAACCACTAAGTCTTTTTGGTTGATGCTGTTCAGGAGTTGTGGTTTATTGATTTTGCGAAATGGTTTGCCGTAAAGAACAAAGGACAACGCATCTAGCATTGTACTCTTACCAGCACCATTATCACCAACAATAAGTGTGGTGTCATGCGAGTCAAGTTGAAGTTCTGTCCAAGCATTACCTGTGGACAGAATGTTCTTGTATCTGAGTTTCTTGAAATGAATCAACTGAACGTCTCCTTATAAACTAAGGGCTTCATTGTATAGACTTTGAAGACATTTGTCAACCTCTTTTTTGTCAACCTTGACTTCCATAGATTCTACGTATTTTTTCAGAATGGTTAGTGTATCTTGTGCTTCGTCAACGATCTCTGAATCTTCAATCGCATCCATGTCAAGATGATCTTCAACAACCCTGATGTCAGCCGCATTACATGAATCTAGACGATCCATAAAGATGTCAAACAGATAGGGGTTAGTCTTATTCTTTACGATAACCTTGACATACGTACCCTCAAGACCCTCTAGATTTAGATTGGCGATTTCATCAATAGTTAGATCGCTGTCTTCATAATCAATCTTGTGGAACATGCGATACGGGTTTTCAATGAACTCCATCTTTCTTGTATTTGTATCAAAGATGTGAAAACCTCTCTTACCTCCATGATCAGACCAGGTCATCTCATAAGGTGCACCCAGATACGTGATGTTAGAATGCGAAGACGGATGATGGAAGTGACCAGAATAAACAGCGTCAAACTTGTTGAAAGACGATCTGTCTAACCCATGATCACACAGTTGACCTTTCATCATTTCATAACCAGAAATCTCAAAGTGGCCCATCAGAATCTGTGCTTTTGTATTATCAAACGCTTTCATTGTCACGTCATGATTAGCTTGACAAATCCAAGGCGAAAGCATAACTTTACATCCATCAAAGTCTAACTCAACAGGCTCATGTTCATAAATGTGAATGTTATCATAACTCTTTCCATAAAGTTCTTTTACACCATTCACTTCGTTAGTGTTCTTATAGTAAGAATCGTGATTACCTACAATCAAATGTAGATTCATGTCATTATCTTTTATCACACGCATGAAATGCTCTTCTAGTTTAGAAGAGGTGTGAAAGTTGACATACTTTCTTCTATCCAAGAGGTCTCCCAAATGAATGATAGTGTCAATATCTCTATCTTTTAGAGTTGGAAAAAACACATTCTCATGAAAGTCAATAGCATTCTGTAAGAACGCTTTACTGTCGCCTCTCACACCCCAATGCGTGTCGGTGATAACTGCGATTTTCATCTATTACCTTTTCTATGCGATTCGTAGATTTTCAAAGCATTGTTAGACGCATCAACAATGTCTTTCAGCGTTTTTGCGTAATGCTGTCTTTGTTCATAATGTTTCTTGGGATCAGTTACATTTTTTATTAGATCCTCTATTATTACTGGTAGTATCAGTTTCATTTTTAGTCATCCTCTATAAAGTTCTCAATACCTTTTTTCTTAGCTGCGGTTCTCTTTTTAGTCTCTAATCGTTTCTCGTATGTTGAAACAAATGTATTCATGTAGTCATTATCCAAATCTACATACGATGCTTCACCACTTTCTCCAGACTTTTTATCAACTATTGTATCATGAATCATCGCATTTTCAGTTACTTTGTGTTTGATGTATACCTGTTTCTTTTCTTTTTCAATACGTCTAAGAAATGCGTACCAAATAATCTGTGTGAAGTATGCGAATGGATTGCTTGATTTATCTGGGTCAAAGTTATTGATAGCTTGAATAGCATTTTCCAATCCGTCACTAATCATCTCATCTTTATAAGAATAGCCTGAGAAGTTTGGTTTAGTTGCTAGTCTGTTTGCTATCTGATAGATACTTTTACCTATGTAATCTGGTACCATCGGTGGCTCTTCGCCATTCTCTTCGTGTTTCTCTCTGTCGTCTCTGTACTCAACAAGAGCGTCTAGAAAGTCTTTGTTGTTGATGTAGTTTTTTCTTCCCATACTGTATAGTCCTTTTATTCAATGTATCACAGAAAAAATGTGTTGTCAAGCGTTATTTTTCCTTGACATGCTCCACAGGTCGTGTATAATGCTTATAACGCCTATGAATAATAATGATGATTCTAATGCTTTATGCTGTTCTTTGACTCTAAGAGTGTTTCAAACATGCTTTGAAGATCGTCTTCATCATCTGGTAGATCGTCGTAAGAGACTTCTGACTGCTTAGACTCACCTCTTATTCTATAAATGAACTCTTCGTAGTATTGAACAGCTTTCTCATTAGCCTCATCCAATACCATAATGTCTTCTCTTGAGATTGCTGCTATGTTACCAACAGTGAGTAAAAGCCAAGATTTAGCATAGAAGCCGTGAACAGGGTCAATCTTGATTTCAACTGGATTCTCTATTCTGATGAACTCTTCAGCTTCGTAGTTCAGAACTCCAACTAAGTCTGATCCATTTTTCATTTTGATTGCAATGTAGTCAGGCATCATCTTTACTCCTTGATGTCTACAGTATATAGTCTAAACTCAAACCCCTCCTCAGAATAAATCTTCACACGTTCTTTGAAATGTTTTAGTGCAAAGTTTTCTTTAGACTTCCATTGTAAGTCATCAACAATGTCCTAGAGCGTTGCTTTTTCTTTGCCGTTACCTTTTCTCAGAACTCTACCGATTGATTGTAAGTTTCTAATCTTTGATTTGGACGGTGATGCAAAAATAACATTATCTAGTTTCTTGATTGACACACCTGTGCTGAACGTTCCGTATGAGGCCAGAATAATGTTATTGTCACTCATCTCAGTTTGTCGTCTAACATTTTCTCTTGCTTCTGCGTCAACCCCACCATGAACAAAGTGAATAGTCTTACCCTCTTTTTCTAACATTGGCTGTAGAAGTTTTCCGTGTTTATCTACATACTGAAACAGAATGAGTGTGTTACCAGGAAGATTCCATGCTAGATTTCTTATGTATTTATTACGCGCTTCATTCGTTACAATCCAGTCAATCTCTTCTTGGTATGTCTTACCCTTGTTTGCTTTTTTGATGTTATCAGAGTATCTAAGAATGATTGATTTGATGTCAAAGTCCGCTAGTGTTTTATCGTCAATAAGTTTCTTTGTTTCTGTGACACGATAAACGGCACCAAACAATCCTTCCAATACTAGCTTATGTGTTTTAGAATCGTCAAGTGTACCTGTGAACCCATATCTGTATTGTACGTGTGGCGTTTTCTCCATAATCTTAGTAAGAGATTTAGCTTTGAAAAGATGCGCTTCATCTCCTATAACTACATCAAACTTTTCAAACCAAGACTTTGGCTGCTTGAAAATACTCTGCCATGTCGTGATTGTATAGTCAGCATCAATGTCTTTATCCACACCAGACATAATCTTATGAATATCAAGAGGTCTATCTTTATTGTATTCAAGAAAGTCGGAACTCATTTGAGAAACAAGTGATGTTGTTGGAACGACGATTAGAACTTTTCTTGAATGGACATCAACGTGATACCGTGATAGAAGATAGATAATAAAAGATTTACCAGACGCTGTAGGGGAAAGTAGTAACCCACGATCTCTTTTCAGAGCATGTACAACAGCTTCGTTTTGATAATCTCTTGGTGGAAACGGTGTGTCAAACTCTTTAGCTAAGTCATACCCTGCGTTTTCATCATAACCATTTTCAGGTTGTAAATCAGCATCAACAGAAACTTCATAATCTCTTGTTTCGCAAAACTTTATAACGTATGACAAGAGGCCAGCGTAAATGAGACCAGTCATTGAATTGAGTAAGCGGATATCTCCGTTCCACATTTTGTTTCTATAAGCTGGTGTGAATTGATAACCAGGAACCTTGAATGTAAAGTAATCACTCATTTCCATCTTGATAGATGGTTCTGCGTTTACTCTTATGTAAAGATTATCAACTTTTTCAATGCTTACGCTCATAACGATCCTGTACGAAACCTTTCAAAATCCAATGCTG